AAGAACGAATTACACCTATGTTGAAGAATTTGGATCACTTCAAGGCGTCGACTATAGGTATAAATTTGAGACGACCAGTATTGAGACGATTTGGCTATCCAGAAGAAATGGACGTTTCTCAAGTCGTTTATCGCATCGATAATCGAAAATTGATCAGCAATGACATTCAGGAATTTGTTATTCATGCCTGTGATCAATCCTTACTGAATGATGCGGCAACTCTAGTCAGTAAGCTGTGGAAATGCACATCACCAACGAATGTCACCGAAGAAGTATTACAAACGTGTGCTGGTGTCAGGCAATTGGATACCGATGGCTCGCTGCCAATACGTGACTACATTGCTGAAAACATTCATCCATTTCAAGTCGTTGCACAGCAGGCACAAGCGGCATTGTATGGTGATTCGCCTTCGTTTGTTCATTATATGACATATGAAAATCTTGGTACGCACCATTTTCGCGCCCTTGATTCGCTCACCAAAGCACCAAGCATAATTGACTATACGTTTGATGAAACCGGCGCAGCTACGGAAAAAGAGATTGAAGGGGCCAGGGGCGGCTATGCTTATGTTAAAGGTATTATGACCTACATGTTTCCATGTGACTTTGATCTGTTGTCTGATGTATTGAATGGCATCAGCACATCAGGAAGTGACATAAATACAGCGTTCACGTTCAATCCATTGATGAAGATGTTCAATCAATTTGGAAATAGCACGCAAGGTTGTGGTATGGGTGGGGGCGTTGCCAAGCATGGTTTATCAAACATGGGATCGGCACAACAACAAAATGCATGTCCTGACTATTCACATGTCTATTTGCAAAAGCGTCAAGCACGTATGGCACTGTTGGAGCAGGACAAGATTGCCATTAGACTGACGGTCCCTTGGAACCCAGCCCTCCACGCTGGCAAAATCATTACCGTGAAGCTGTTTGTAAAAGATGCCAATAAAATGGGCCAAGCCGTTTTGAATTATGGGTCGGGAGATTACCTTATCGTAAGCTTAACGCACAATGTGAAATATGGTGGCTTTGCGATAACAACAATGGATTGCGTAACTCAGACTGTCGGTTCTGGCGGTGTTATACGCCATGCCAGTACTAGGTAGGAGAAATAAATGTCTACACCTCCAGCAACATTTCCACAAGGTACGAGTTTATCATATTGCATCATCACTGGTGGCCATTATTATGATCCACCATCAGACCAGTCAGGAACGGCCAAGGTTATCGACCCCATTCGACATTCCCAGACTATTCCATACCAAGAAATGCCATTCATCACATCATTGCGCTCACCTACACAGGAAGCGCTAGAAACCACGCCATTTCCGGCTGAACCGGGAACAGTCACTGCCGTAACATGGCAGACCGGAAGCCCGTCTACGGCCGTTTTTCAGGGCATTCCGAATGAAATGAACAACAGCGGCCAAGACGTTGGCGGCAACAAATCGGCTTCCTATTGGGCAGATACAGCCGCGAAACTACCAACCAATGTCAAAATCCCGGTGAAACAAACCGAAGAAGTCGAGGAACGTGGCGCTGTTGTACGCAAAAAGGTCGAGCAGGGCCAAGAATGGATGCATAATATGACCAAAGGCATTGCCACACACGCAGCGTGGTGGCCAATGGCAGGGCAAATACTGTCACAGGTGAAACAGATTGAAACTGCTGTTACTCAGTTTGCCAGCCTGCCTAATATGGGAACATTGAGCGGCTTGGGTGGAAGCTCTGGTGCATCAAAGGCTATCGCCAATATGAATACGGCGCAAATGATGGTGGCGACAGGAAACATGCCAGCAACATTGAAAGAAGGCTTCCAAAGCATGTTGAAACTGATGTCTGAATCGTCAGCAGGCAAAACATATGTCAGTGACGGGCGCGTACATGAGTCAACGTTCCAAAACAATGCGGTCACTTTGCTGTCCCAAGTCAGGACCGAAAGTGATCTGATCGAGGCATTTCAGACCCTCAGATACGACACTTCCCTGCATGGGCTCGATCAATTGCCGCCAATAACTTTTAACGCTAACACCCCTTTTGGTAATGTTGTGCAGACGTTGGACCAGAACACTGGCAAAATCTCATCTAATCAAGACCAAATGAAAAAAATTGAAGAAATGATCAAAAAATTCACGAGTATGCTGCAGCAATTCGAAGCTGGTGGAAAGAAGAATTCCAAATTGTTTGCAGGCAAAGAACAAAAAGTAGCAGAAATGCTTGGACGATTGCCTGGACAAAAAGGCCAAAATCGCCAGCAATTAGTTAACCAAGTGAAATCATTTTTAGACCAAAACAAACAGCACAAGATTGCAGAACACACGAAACAAAAAAATCCATTCCAAGATTGGCCCCTACTCTAACAGGAGAGAAATATGGCAGTACAAAGAGGAGAACGAGACACATCAGGCGGCGAAAATCGCGGCAAGACCCCAGACAAATGGGATGGGCCAGTAGACGAAAAGCAGGACGGTGGCGATTATCCCAATTATCGTGTCCATAAGGATCGCGCTGGCAACGTCACCATGATCAGCAAGGCCAAGGAAAACGAATTTGTCGCGATCCAACATAGGGCTGGCCAGAAAATTACATTCAAGCCAGACGGCGCAATTGAAATTGTTTCCCACCGTGGCCGCTATGACATTACCTTTGGTGAAAATCGCGTTCGTATCAGCGGTTCCAATGACGTAACCGTGAAAAACGATTCGAGCATGAAGACTGATGGTCAACGCACTGAAACAACATACCAGAACACGGAAGTGGCTGGTGGCGGCGATTTGATTGCTAGCTACCAAAGCGAGAACAAGGTGGTTGCCGAAAACTGCGACATGGTAGCCGGTTCGGTGTGTGTGGCGACATCTGGCGGTCAGACTTACGCAGGCCAGGGCCAGGGCTCTTTTACATTTGGTGGTGGCATGACCATGGGCTCGGCATCGGCTAGCGGCGCTGGAGATACTTCAATTGGTTCTAGCAAGAATTTGGCAATGGCTTCGGCACAAGAAACTGCCATCAAGGCAGGCACCAAGGCGTCAATTATGACCAAATCAGGCGACATCGCAATGGATTCAAGTGGCGGCAAGATTTATCTCAACAGCGGCCAATCAACAGACGGTGCTTCGCTGCCATCAAATTCTGAAACTGGCGCTGATGCTGGTGAAGCAAGTCAGTCAAACTATCAAGTATAAATAGAATAAAGGAATTGAATGAAACCAGTAATAAAAACAACAAGAAAGCACGATTGGGCTGACTTGGATTTGGACTTCTTTCCGCATCCAACAACAAAAGATGTGGTGAAGAAAACTGGGCCAGATGCGATCAAACGTGCGGTGCGTAACCTAATTCTGACCAACTACTATGATCGCCCATTTCGTTCCTATATCGGGTCAAATGCCCAAAAAATACTATTCGACAACATCAACCCACTGACTGCTGCATTTTTGAAAGATGCCATTACACAAACAATCGAGAACTTTGAGCCACGCATTCAACTCATAGAAACTGAATTGCTTCATGGTGTCGTGGTAAAGGTTGATTCAGATAATAATGGCTATGTTGTTGATCTGACCTATATTATTGTCAATCGTGGCGAACCAGTTACAATCTCGCTTTTCCTCGAAAGGCTGCGATAAATGTCACATGAAAAAGCTTCTCTACGTATTACTGAATTAGATTTTCTTTCAATTAAGGAAAATTTGAAGACTTTTCTGCGCAGCCAAGAAGAATTTCAAGACTTCGACTTTGAAGGTAGTGGTATAAGTGTGTTATTAGATATACTCGCATACAATACGCACATGATGGGCTATTACCTCAATATGGTCGGCAATGAAATGTTCCTCGATTCGGCGCAAATACGAAACTCAATAGTCTCCCATGCCAAGCTGATGAACTACGTCCCAGGCAGCCCAGAAGGCGCATTGGTGAAGGCCAATATTCAAGTCACTCCATCGAACGCTGAAAATCAAGATGTAAATGTGATTACACTTGAGAAATATACGCGCTTTCTTGGTACTGATATTGAAGGCATCAATCATCAATTCGTGACGTTAAATTCCAATACTGCTGCAAAAGAAGGCAGTTCATTTCTATTCAGCAACGTCTATCTCAAGCAGGGTGAGGTAATCACACTTCAATACCTGATGGAAGCGACAAACGAAGCCAGACGATTTGAAATTCCTTCAAGGAATGTGGACACCACATCCATCGCCATTTCGGTACAGGAATCGTCAGCGAACCTTGACACAACTGTCTATACGTTGTCTGAAGATATTACCGAGGTAACTTCTGCTTCTACAGTCTATTACATTGAAGAAAATGAGAACAACAATTACAGTTTCTATTTTGGTGATGACGTTCTTGGTAGAAGACCAATAGACGGCAATATCATCATCTGCACCTATCTCGACAATGTCGGTACCCTTTCGAATAGTATCGATCAATTTGTCTCGGTTGAACCAGTTGCTGGATTATTCACCGATAATGTGCGCGTGACTGCCAACGGTTCGTCATATGGGGGTTCAGATCGTGAAACCATTGAGCAAGTACGGTTTCGGGCACCATACTTCTATACAACGCAAAATCGTGCGGTAATCGAAAGCGATTATGAAACCTTGTTGCTCAAAGACTACAATTACATCAAAAGCATTTCCGTATGGGGCGGCCAAAAAAATGATCCCGTTGTCTATGGTAAGGTATTCGTCTCCATACAAACTAAGGGTAACTATGCGCTTACAAATTTTGAGAAGGAAAATATCAAAAATTCTTTAATCGGAACAAGAAGCATATTAACCGTAACACCAGAAATTATTGATCCAGATTACGTCTATATTCTAGTTAAAGGAAATGTTCATTATAATCCAAAACTGACTTCGTTAACATCTGGAGAACTTTTAACCTTAGTGAAAGCAGCAATTCAAGATTATGTAGACAATGAGTTAAGTAATTTCAAATCTACATTTAGAAAATTTATGTTGCAGGAATATCTTGAAGAAGCCGAGAAATCAATTACTGGCAGCGATCTGGAAATATTTGTCGAAAAGCGAGTTGTGTTGGACACCACACGAACCAGAACTTATACTATTAAATTCAATATGCCATTAAAAAAAGCCGTTGATACAAATCGACTTTTGACATTTCCACAAATTGAACTTTATGACGCCAGCGGCGCTGCACATGATGAAGCATCGTTTGAAGAAGTGCCAGAAGCTTTGACCGGCATTGCATCCATTGAATTAACTGATTCTGGTGTAGACTATACGTCGGTACCAATTGTCACTGTTTTAGGTGACGGCTCTGGAGCAACTGCCGAAGCCGAAATACTCAGTGGACATGTTAACAGAATTAATGTCACCAATCCTGGCACCAATTACAGTACCGCCGTCGTAACTATCATAGGCGGCGACGGCGCTGGTGCAACAGCCGTCCCTAGATTTCAAGTGCGCACCGGCACATTAAGAACGTATTATTACAAGTCTAATCGAGAGAAAGTCATCATCAATGCCAATGCAGGAACTATAGATTACGATGTCGGTATAATAACTCTGAACTCACTCAGAGTCTATAGTGTATATGGAACCCCATATTACCTTGAAAATGTTATAGCAATAAACATTCAACCTGAAGATGAAATTATTCCACCACTTAGAAACA